GCGGTTTGATTGATCCTGCTGACGTAATGTCGGAACAGGAAAAAGCTACTGCTTCTGATGATTTCTCCGACGAAGATTTCGACGAGGAAGAAGAGGAAGAAGACGACACCGAAGACGAAGAAGAAGAAGACGAAGAAGAGGAAGAGGAAGACGACTCCGAAGAGGAAGAGGAAGAAGAGGAAGAAGACGACGATGAAGACCTGTCGCTTTCGCTCGCTTCCGACACCAAAAAAGGTGGCGTTCGCCGCAAGCAAAAAGTCGCAAAAACTCCTGAAGTTGCAACTGCTTCTGCCGTAGCAACTGGCGAAGAAGTTAAACCAGAAGTGGCTACTGCTGCCGCTGCCGTGGAGCCAGAAAAAGTGGAAATCACTGCTTCTTTCGTTGCCATTGCTTCGACTGACATGAAAGACGACGCCGTTGAAGTTGCCTTCGCTGGCACCATTCAAGGTGAACCAACGTGGCTTGCATTCCACAATGGTATTCCTTTCGCAAAAGCAATCGCTTCTGCTGCTGAAAATCCAGCTACTTTTGCTGATGCGCATTTCGGTCGCGCATTTAAAGCAGTTGCTGCTGAGCAAGGCATTCCTGCTGCAATCGAACAATTGCGTTTCGAAGAAATCAAACCGGTTGTTTCGGTTGACGCCGTTGTCGCTGCAAATATCGCCACTCAAGTAAGCGAACAAACTGCAAATATTGCAGAAGCTGCTTCGCGTGACGGTAACGAATACGCCTCGCGTTTTGAAGCTGCTCTCGCTACCGCCGCACAAGGCGTTAACGGTGGTTTCTTCAAAGACCTGAAAAACCCGATTCGCGTTGCCATTGCTTCCACTATGGAAGAACTGGGCATCGTCGGCGGTGATGATTTGCTGCAACGTGCATTCGGTGAACATTCCGACGCGTACAACAAGCAACTCATTGCAAAAGCCAGTGAAATTCTGAAATACGATCTGACTGTGCAAAACCAACTGGCCCAAGCTGTTATGGACGTTGAGCCAGTGAATGTTGCTACCGCTTCTTCCATGAGCGTTGGCCGCCCTGTTGAACGTCCGCAACAAGTGCAACAAAAGCCACAAGGTTTTGAAGCTACTGCATCTTCTGCACAGGCCGCCGAACCTTCTTCTTTCCAGACCAAACTCGCCGGTCTGAAATTCAATTAAAATTGGAGAAATTCCATGCTCGTTCAAAAATACACTCGCACTTTCAACACTGAATTCCGTGACGTTGAGCCGGGTATCGTCATTCAAGAAGAAGGCGTTGCTCTGGTCTGGACTAAAGTCAACGGTCGTTCGTATGTTCGTCCTTCGACTGGCGCCAACGGTGAAATCTTCGCCGGTTTCGCACTGAACCGAAATTCCCCACCTGCTTTCCTGCCGAAAATCGTTTCCGGCGTTGTTGTTCCAGAAAGCGGCGTTGTTGATCTGGCTCGCATGCCAATCACCGGCCAAATTCTGGTTCAAGTTGGCGGCGACACTCTGTCGATTTCTGCAAACGCTCCGGTTGAAGGCAAAGTGCAACTTGTCGGCACCAAACTGTATTTCTTCCTCGGCACCGCTGCCGAAGGCGCAAACCCTGCTGTACCGGGTGACAACGGTAAAGAATTGTTCGTTCAATTCATGTACGAACCAACCGTTTCCGAAGCTCGCACCGTACTGGGCGATCTGCAAATCGGCGGTTTGGCTTCGACCGAACAAGAACGCATTGGCGTTACCACTCGCGCCGAATCGTTGGCTACCACTTTCTACGACGCCAGCACCGACTGGGCCGCTGTAGTACATCCGAAACTGGGTGTTGACGGTCGTCTGACCGCATCGGGCACCGGCACCACTCTGGAAAACGTCATCGTCATGCAGACCCCTGTTGCTGACGCTGCTTCCTACGGCCCGCTGGTTGTTAAAGTAACCAACGCCTAATCTTTCGATTAAAGAAAAAATCGAGAACAATTCTGGAGATTTACCCATGTCTGCTAAACAATTCAAAAACGCTCGTATGGTTCTGGCCAACGGCAACCCGCTCGAAGAACTGCGCTACAAAAAAGGTCAGGAACTTGCACTGAGTTCCAACACTGGCGAATTCAACGCCCATGACAAAAAAGACTTGGCCCGCCAAGTTGGTCTGTTCATGGAAGCTTTTGCTTCCGGCGCAATCGTTCAAGAAAAACAACCAGAAGTTATCGCTTCGCATCGCGAAATTCTGGCTGACGCTCTGTCGTCCGATGCCAACTGGAAAGCACTGGGCGCAAACATCGCTCAACAGGTTTACGAGCAAGCAGACCGCGACGGTTTCCTGCGTAAAGTTTCTGTCGGTAATACGCTGCGTACCGGCGAAGTTCAACGCGTTCCGATGCCTCCGCATGACGCAATGGCTGTAATCGCCACCGGCCCTGCTGGTGTTGGTTATCAGCAAATTCGTAACCGTACTTTCCAGCCAGCAGAATTCGAAATCATCGCCAACGTGCGTGTTTCGGCTCTGGACATGGAACAAGTAAATGGTGATTTGCTGGAACATGCTTACAACGATGCTCTGCAAGCCATCATGGTTCAAGAAGACCGCCTGTGGAAAAAAGCTGCTGACGCCACTGTCGGCATGATGAACCCACTGGAATACATCGCCGGTGAACTGACCACCAAAAACCTCGGCAAACTGCGTCAAGCCGTTGCTCAATGGAACCTGCCAGCCACCACCGCAATCATCGCGAACGATTACTGGTCGGACATTATCGGTTCGAACGATTTCGCAACTTTCCTCGATCCGATCACCAAATACGATCTGGCCCTGAATGGTCAACTCGGTACTCTGGTTGGTCTGAATCTGGTAACTGACGCATTCCGTCAGCCGAACCAAAAGGTTCTGGAAAAAGGCGAAATTTACATCGTCTCCGATGCACAAAACCACGCTGCATACTCCACTCGTGGCGGTATCCGTTCGACTCCGGTTGACGGCGCCTACGAAGGCTCCACCTCGAAAGGTTGGTTGCTGAGCGAAATGTTCTCGTTTGTACTCGCGAACAACCGTTCCATCGCCAAAGGCAAACGCCTCGTGTAAATAACACCTCCGGTCGCGGTAATTAGGAGCGCCCCTTTTTACCGCGATTAGAAACAAAGGAGAATGTTATGGATATTCAGGCACTGTTTACCCTCGCTGCATTGTGCTGCAAAAACGGAAGAAAAGAACTCGCCTTGCAAGTGCTTGAACAGGCTTGCAACTGTGAAGAATTTTCAAATGTTTTGAACAGTTCTTTGCAACCCGCTTTTCAGAGTTGTGGCCCTGCGCAAGTAGGATGCAACGAAGCTAGCGGTGCGGACGGTGACGGTATGGATGGATTTAATTCATACGTTGACGACGTTAACGTAATGATGCCGAACGCTAATCACGGCGGCACATCCCCTTCAGAAAATACATGGAGTCCTTCCCTTCACGGGAACGATTCATCGGCACTCGGACAAATTGTTTCGATTGCTAGCGCGGTTCATGCGCATAAACGTTTTCTGGAAGATGGTGAATCCATTATTGTCGATCCTCAACTATTGGCAATTTCTTCCTCGGTCGATCTTGAACCCTACGATGATGAATCGTTGGTGAGAAAAAACCGCGAAGTAAGCGTACCGCTACAGCCGGGCCGTGTAACGATCAAGCTTTAACGAAAAGGCCGCTGTGAGAAATCGCATCGGCCTTTTTTCGTTTGTGGAGCGTAAAAAATGTCAGAAACGAAAGCTACGCAAGACATGCGGGAGGAAATGCGCAGAAAAGATTTGTTGGGCAATCAAGCGTTCAAACAAACGCACTTGTATGCAAGCTTTCACGGCATTCGAAAAGCGTTTAAGAATTTCTTCAAAGTGAAAGAGTTGCCGTTTGTTCACAACAACGATGTGAAACAAATGCTGCGCAATCATTTTGAGCCGACGTATCCCTATGCGTATATCAGTTTTACTTCCATCGGGAACGCAGAGAATCATTTGCTGTCGCCAAACCTGCGGCGGCACAGTGCTGGTATGTCTTTGTCCTCAAAGAATAGCACCATCACAAAGCACTTCATGTTTCCCATTACGTTGCGTTACGAATTCCATTACGTGACGAACGATTACACAGACGTAATTCGTTTTATTTCGCAAGCCCTGATTCTCACTGACGCGAAGTCGATGAACATCCGGGTAACGAGTGATGCTGTATCGTCGTTTGTGGATATCAAACCTGACTCAAAAGAAATCGCAATTCCGCGTGCTGATAAAGACGCTGAAAACGATCCTGAAGGTTTCGATATTCAAATTTCGTTTACGTCGAATACGTGGACGGGCGTTAGTAAGGAAGTTGCCAAGGTTAATAACTTGGGCGCTTTCGAAATGGGCGCAATCATCGTCACACCTGATGGCGACATTATTGACGAAGAATATACCGAAATCCAGACGGCGGATCACTCATGAAAGTACGCGACATTTACAAACCGCTCGCTAAAACAGTCGTGACGGAAATTAAACACTTTGTCGTCGATAAAGTCCGTCGCATTGGACAGGGTGATTTCTCGGTTGCTACGAAAATCACTGAAGCATCAATGACGCAAACCGATATCACCGTGGGGCCAGATAATCCCTACACAATGAAAGACGTTCACAACCTCGTTTCGATTCAGTGTCCGTATGAAATCACTGCTGAATTTACCAGCTTTGGTTCCATCCCTGAGCCGGAAGTGCGCACCGAACAAATCTATTTCGATGCGACGATGGAAACTGTAGGCGCTACACAAGCGGGCCGCTTTATTACCGTGCGGGTTACGGATAAAGACGTTTACACCGCTGCACCAATTTCCGTAGACGTTATGAACTTGCGCACGGGCGAGACTGAAACAGCAAATCTCAATCGTGAAAGTCAGGGCGTTTATTCTGGATTTTTCCAGACACAAAACAACGATGCAAAAGGTGTGGATTTCGACGGCGTAATGTACTGCCAGAAAGACGACACCCTGCGTATCAGTTACGAAGAAGCGTATGCGGCTAATGGTTTGTCGCGTGAAATTTCCATCGACGTAACTGTGACGCTGGACTTCGCAGAAACCAGCATTGAAATGCCAACGTCTGCACCGTTCGATTCCGCGTTGAATTTGCGCGTAAAGAATCCAGCAGGAACCATGCTGTCGATTACCAACAATCGCACAGGCACATCCCTGTCGAAAGTAATCGGAACATTTACACCTGTTGCACTCGCGTATGAAGACACACCAGATTCGTTTGCCGTACAAGAAGGCGACGAATTAACTGTGGTTGTTTTGGGCAAAGATATTTACGGACAAGTTCTGAATATTTCCAAAACACTGACCATCGCCGCCGCGCCTGTAATGCCAGTAATGGACACCGTTGCGATTGCCGATGTTGCTAAACCGTTCACCGTGAATATTCAGGATTACAATCTGCCCGCAACGGCGTTAATGAAATTCACCAATGCAACAACTGGTATTTCCACATCCGTTCCGATGGATTTGGCGTATCAGTATTCCGGGCTTTTTTCGCTCACACTTCCGACGCTGGTTAATCTTGCGTTGCCCGGACAACCGCTCACATTGAGTTACGAATCAAACGGTTTAATCGTAACCAAAAACATCGACACAATCATGGCTCCGACTGCGGAATGCGAAACGATTGTGGACGATACGAACGTAGAAAGCGCTCCGGTTGTATTCAAGATTAATGGTTCATTTTTCCTGAATGGTTCTTTTGCCGGAACAATCAAGCTTTACGCAGACAAACCAGTTCGCTGCACGTTAATAAAAGCGTAATTTATAAGTAATCCCATTGAGTGGGAGATAACTGGAGAAAAATACCATGCCCCTTCAAAACGGCAGCAATACGTCTGCGGGCGTGTATGGTGGTGAACAGGATAATTCCTTTTCCGCATCGTCCACGTACCCCAGCACGGGCGCAATGGTAGGTGACGCAGTTCGTGGCCCGGTTGGCGTTCCAACTGAAATCTCGAATGGTGTTGCACAATGGCGACAAGTTTTCGGTCGCCGTGACGCTTCGCTCACCTACGCGCATTTTTGCGCAGAACGATTCCTGAATACCGCACAGCGATTGTGGTTTGTTCGCGTTGATACTGAAGCGAATTACGGTTCGGCTTCTTTCCGTACAGTTGACGGTTTCTGCACACCGAAATCTGCAACCAACGGTTATCTGGCACCGGCAACCGATCACAATCAATTGCCTGATGAAATTCTTTTCCTGTACGGCGCAAACCCCGGTACGTGGAACAACAACTTGCGCGTTCTGGTTTATCCAGACGTTAACGATGTTGAAAACGAACTGTTTGTTTTGCAAGTTTTCGAAACGAATTTCAGCAACCCGGTTGAAACTTATCGCGGCACTCTGCGCGACAAAACCAGTGGTCAGAATAAACAACTGAACATTGAGTATCAACTGCAAGCAAATGACTCGCGCATTCGCGCAAAGGTCAACGAAACAAATCCTGCGTGGATTTCTTCGGAAGGCAAAGCGCGTCTGATTAACGCAGTCGCACAAGTTGATCTTTCTTTCGGTGACAACGGTCGCAAGTCGAACGCTGGCGATATCATCGAAGGTTGGGATTTGTTCGACAACGAAGATGATTACGAAATTCGCGTTTTGATTAACGCCGGTTATACCGATACTGGTGTGCAACAACGCATGCTGCAACTCGCTGAAGAGCGCCGGGACTGCTTTGCAATTCTCGACATTCCTTCGGATATGCAAACCGTTGCACGCGCTGTTGATTACCGTCGTAACATCCTCAATGCAAATACCAGTTTCGGTGCGATGTACTGCTCTGACATTCTGGAACTGACAGACGAAAACCAAGAAATTTACGTGCCTTGTTCCGGTGCTGTTGCTGCTGTTTACGCACAGTCTGACGCAATGAAGGCCGAGTGGTGGGCGCCTGCTGGTGTGATTCGTGGTGTGATTAAAGAAATTCGCGGAATCCGTCAAAAGTATTCGCTGAATGATCGCAACATTCTGGATCAAAACCAGATCAACATGATTCAGAAATTTGCTGGTTACGGTTATTGCGTGTGGGGCGCACAAACTCTGCAAGCTGAGAAATCGGCTCTGTCGGATGTGCCTGTTCGTCGCCTGATTAACACGATTGAAACCACTGCGAAATACGACGTGCTGGTCGGCCTGTTCGATCCAAACGACGAATACCTGTGGCAACAATTGGAAGGCGTTGTAACCGCAATCCTGAAACCGATTCTGAATGCTCGCGGTCTGTACGCATTCAGCGTTAAATGCGACAAAGATACAAACCCTGCTGCACAAGTTGCAAACGGTGACGTTGCGCTGGTCTACATGATTCAGCCTGAGCGTTATTCGAAACGCATTTTGTTCACAACCACTGTCGCCGCGACTGGACAATTGTCTACCGCTGTAGCAACCATTTAAATTCCAACTGAGGTGATTTATGCCTAAAGTAACGTTGGACGAAACGTACAGCCTACCCGATCCAATGTTGAACGATAACTTCGACATTGTTTTCAACGATATTCCGGGTGGCGGTGATGGTCGTCAAATGCGTATTCAGTGCTTGGGTGCTTCGCTCCCCGGCGCTACTCTGCAAACCGTAGAGGTTGAACTTTTCGGCCACAAACTGATTTACGCGGCCCGTAAAACTTTCAGCCACACAATGACCGTTGCACTGCACGAAATTTACGACGCCCGTACTTACCAGTCCCTCAAAGACTGGGCGGCTGTCGGTCGTGCAACTCAAACGCAAACCGGTGGTTTCTCCGATTCGTACATGCGTACTGCAATTCTTACCATTTACGATCAGACCGGTGCCGAAGCTGCTGCGTGGAATATTCACCGAATGTTCCCTACCGAAATCTCCGAATACCAATTCGAAGGTGCGGGCGGTCAAGCGCTGCGTCAAGACGCACAGTTTGCCTACGGCTACGTTGAGCGTATTTAAGCTGAAATGAAATAAGCTCGGTGCATATTTTTGCATCGGGCTTTTTTCGCTTGTACGAGATAAATAATATGCCGATCCTGACATTTGACGAATTCGTGGCGCGACGTAGTGGTGATAGGTCGCCAATGCTGGACTTTTATTGGTACTGCATCGAGCTACCTTTCGACGGCGATCCTGATTATGTGGAAACTGTGAGCCTACCGTTTCCGTCGATTAACATGAAACCACTTTTCATGGCCGGACGATTTGAACAATATCCGGGTTTTATGGAACTGAGTGCATTCGACATTACGTTTTATGAAGACGTAAGAATGCGCAGTCACCATTGGGTGAAAGAGTGGCAAGACCGAATCGTTGACCCGGAAACGGGCGCGTATTCACTGCCGGGAAAATACAAACGAGATATGCGATTTGCGTTAACTGACGGAACCACGACAGACACGCCGATCATGACTGTAACGCTGGAAGGCACGTGGCCTACAACGACTTCTCCAATCGACCTGACAAACGCAGGCGGACAAGCGCTGAAGGTTCAACAAAACTTTGCTTTAGATAGGGTGAGATTTTCATGAAATTCGATAGTTCTAACTTGCCGTCTCGCGGGATTCCTTATGCTGTTAAATCCATTGAGGTTTCGCCGTTTCGTCCCAAACATTTGCCGTTTATTTCCGAAGCAATTTTCATGGAGAACAGCGCGCCACTGATCGAAGCGGTCGGGCAAGTTATGGACTTCGATGTAAAGCAACTGACGGATGGTGATTTTTATTACATCCTGACATGGCTGCGTTTCAACTCGCGTGACCTGCCAATCTTTGCTGAATGGGATTGCGGCGGAATTGTTTTTGAGCGGAAAGATAACGGCGCCATTTTGACGATGGAAGATATCGACAATATGTGGGCGCAGTGGGATGCCGCGCAAGGCACTGAAGCTGAGCAACACATGGAAGACCCACGTAAAATCGAACTGGTAGAAATGGATTGCGACCAGTACAACAAACAGGATGTTGTGTTCGAAGATTTCACCGTAAAACAAATGGATGAAACACCGATTGATCCACTGTTGGATTATCCACGTGTTGCGCATCTGGTGGAATACCTTGAACTCGGTCAGGAAAAGCGCAACAAGAAAATCATCGGGCCAGTACGCTATATCCGTGCCGGTCGTACTCTGCACGAGAAATTGAACGGCGCACTGGAAAGCACCGATATGGATTTGTTCGACAAAGCTTCACGCGCACATTTCACGTATGACCACGGCGTAATTCAACGGGTAAATAAAACCTGTGTACGTTGCGGCCTTGAACATCCGTTCGACGTGACAATTGACGCGCACTCTTTCTTTATCTAAGGGGCTGGAAATGAATTACGAACTCGACGCTCGTTATATGGATATTGGCGACCTGCCTACGGGCGGCGTCACATATGACTTTGATCGCATTTTTATGCGTCAGTTTATTCTGGAAGAATTGCCTTTGTTGCACCACGGCATGACTTCTAAAACGCGCCCGCACCAGCACATTATTCGTGCGGTGCAATTGGCGAGTAGTGTCGATATCAATCAGCTAACCGATGGCGATTTCTGCTACATCATGGCTTGGCTGCGCCGTAGTTCGTTTCCTGAATTCCCTGTGCAGGCGCGGTACACCTGCCACAATCCGGTTTATGTAAACGAAAACAATAAAATCGGTTTTGATGTGACTGCGAAGACTGCGGCAAAACGTGGCTTCTGGTTACAACCGTGCGGACACGTGCAATCTGAGTTGGTTAAAAACACTCAGGTAAAAATCCACACACTGGAAGACGACGACCTCGTTATTCAACATCCAGATATTGATTTCGCACGCGTGCAAACTCTTACCGATTATTACGAACACGTAGACGATGATCCCCGCATGAAATATGTGGGCAGTGTTGCGCGTTGGGTAAAGCGTGGCACAACGTACAAAGCAAAACTGGCGTATCTGTTGGCGCAACCGGACATGAAATTGTTCGAAGAAATTGAACGCCATATGAAGAAGTATTTCCACGGCATCACAGAAGTTGTGAAGCTGCGTTGCGGCCAGTGCAACCACGTAAAATCACACGAATCAAATCCGAGTTTGTTAACGTTCTTCGCGGACAATACGGACAAAGATATTTATAACATGTGCTACAACCTAATGTCGCAATTCGGGGCAAGCCCTGATATGAAATTGCCTGTGCGAATGTTCCTCTATCACCACTCGACCCTAGCGGCTGATCGTCGTGAAGCAGAACAGAAAGCGAAAGCAGCGGCGGGCCGGACGATGGGCACACGCAGAGGATTTAAGTGATGGCGGCGCATGAGAAATTAGACGCTATTGTTGGTCAGTACGAGCCGAAATCTGAGAAACCAGAACGTCGGCCTTTTCGTGATGTTTCCCCTCCGAAGCTGATGCAACACGCGCACGTAAAGCAGGATGACGAAGTTCGTT